CTGGCGGGGCGAGCACGCGCGGCCTCAGCTTCGACCTGACGCTCAAGCGGGCCACCGAGGCCATCCCCACCTCGGACGGGACGCAGTCACCACGTGAAGTGTTCCCCGGTGCCCTGGAGTCCGACGGCAGCTACAAGGCGATCTTCGAAAACGACCTCGACATGAACCTGTTCAAGCAGTACAACCAGACGGTCACCACGCACACCATCACCCAGCCCGTCACCTCCGGTGGGGCGGTGATCGCGCTGACCATGTCGACCGCTGGCTACACGACCGGCGAGGTGGACGTCGCCAGCCAGTACGTGCAGCTCTCCCAGAACCTGTCCGGCATCCAGAACGTGACAGACGGCGGCGTCGTCCAGGCGAGCCTGACCAACTTCCTCACGGCTGCTTACTGACCACGCAGGCCATCCCTCCCGCACCGCAAAGGAACCGCCATGGGCTATGCCAACCGAGTCGTCACCCTGACGTTCGATGAGCTGAGCGACGACCCGGAAGACCGGATCTGGGTGTGCATCCGCAACCCCAAGCTGGTGCCGATCGACGAGATGCGCTCCGGCGCCGGGGACGTGGCCACCGACGCTGACGGCAAACCGGCCGACTCGGATGCGGCTGCCAAGAGTGGCTACAGGATCTTCGCGAAGCTGATCGTCGGCTGGCACGTCTACGACGCCACCGTGCTGCCCGAGCTGAATGCGGCCGGCGAGGACGTGGGCGCCCAGGTGCTCCTGCCGCAGGCCCCGGTGACCGTGGAGACGGTCGCCAAGCTGCCGCTGGCGATCCTCAACCGGCTGATGGAGGAGCTGGGCTCCGTAAACCCTCCGCAGACCCCACAGAGCCAGGAGGCTACTGGGAATCCGTCCTAGCACCCGCCGAGTCCATCTATGACGGGACATGGTCGGGGAACGGGCACGTGCCGCAGGAATGGGCCGATTATGAGCTGATGCGGGAGATGGGCTGGTCGTGGCAGGAGATGGAAGCTGCCCCCGTTTACGTACGGCGGTTCTGCCTGGACCTCTCCGGTATCCGGCGCAAGTGTGAGGCGGAGCACGCACGGAGGCGGAACCGCTAGTCAGGTCGCGGGCGTGATGAATGTTGTCTCGGCGTCCGCCCAGGCGATTGAGTCCTGCCGGTATTCCGCCGCGACACGGGCCAGCGCGTCTTTGACCTTGCCTATCCGCTCGGCGGGCAACTCAAAGCAGAAGCACGCATTCTGGTAGCGGTCAGCAGACGCCGACGTCCACACGCCGTGAACGTGCGACTGCCGGGCTATCGCCTCGTACGTCTCGTCTACGAACAGCGACCAGTCGGCCTGGGTCAACTTGTCGTCGCTGTTGCCGATCGACACGTAAACGGTGTACTTGCGCTCAGCGCTTCCGGTCATTCCTGCACCTTAGCGAGCCGGGGAGGTACCCGGTGAACGCCGCCCAGGAAGTCGCTGACCGTCTCCGGGCCATCGCCGCCGAAGTGGAGTCCGCCGCACCGAAAGCATCCGTGCAGGCTCTCTCCCGCGCCGCGGAGACGATGGTCAAGCTGACCCTGTCCACAGGCGCGCACGCGCTGGGGACTCCGACACCTTCCCCGCCAGGTGCCCCGCCCGCACTGGTGTCCGGGAACCTCCGCCGCGGGTGCCAGCGCACGCCAGCGCTCCCGTCCGGACCCGCGTCGTGGTCGCAGGTGCTGACCAACATCGCCCAGAACAAGGGCTGCTTCTACGGTGCCGTGCACGAGTACGGCCCGGTCACGATCCATGTGAAGAACTTCGCGCAGCTCGGCAACCCGGCCGTGGGTTTCTTCGGCAAGTCGGTCATCATCCCGCGCCGGCCGTGGATGAAGCCATCCGTTGAGCGGCTGATCACCTCCGGGCTCGGCGCCCGGGCCGCCGTGGCCGCATTCACGGGCGTCATCGACATCTGACCTGGCGGGGGTGGTCCCCGTGGACATGCCCCCCGTCGAGCAAATATTCACTGTTGCCGCAGCCCAGTACCTCGCTGGCGTCGAGGAAATGGTCACCGCCACCGACGAGCTGGCCGCATCGATCGACTTGGCCGCCGAGGCGTCGGCGAGGCTGGACACTGCCGGGGTCGGCGGGGACGCCGCAGCGGCCAGCGACGATGCGGCAGCGAACGCCGCGAAGGGGCTCGCCGACGCGGACCTTGAGGTGGCGGCGGCCACTGACGAGGAAGCCGCCGCGATGGAGCGGCTGCTGGCGTTCACCGACTCGGTCGCCGCTGCCTCCGCGGCCGACTCGGCGGCCATGCGGGAGCTGTCGGCCGCCATCGACTCCACCGTCGCCGCCTGCGATGAGGCTGCGGTGGCGATCGACCGGGAAACGGTGGCGCTGAAAGAGGCCGGGGACGCGGCAGAAGGCACCGAGGGGAAGACGGCGGCGTTCGGGTCCGGGTCGAAGATAGCGTTCCTCGCCGTCGCCGCAGGCATCGCCTACTCGGTCGTGAAAGCCGCCGAGTTCCAGTCACAGATGACGAAACTGATGACCCAGGCCGGGGTCGCGAAAGGCCAGTTCAAGGAACTCTCCCAGGGCGTCTTGGAGCTTGCGGCCTCGACTGGCAACAGTCCGGACTCTCTCGCGCAGGCGCTCTACCACGTCGAGTCCAACTTCGCGTCGGTCGGGATCACCGCGCCGAAGGCACTGAGCCTGGTGAAGATCGCGGCGGAAGGCGCGCGGGTCGGCAACGCCAACCTTGTGGATGTCACGAACACGCTGGACGCCACGGTCGCCTCCGGGATTCCCGGCGTGAAGAACTACAGCCAGGCGATGGGCATGCTCAACTCCATCGTCGGCCAGGGCGACATGACCATGCAGGACCTGGCCGACTCCATGAGCACCGGTGTGGTCCCCGTCGTCAAGGGTTACGGGCTGACCCTGACAGACGTCGGTGCCGCACTGGACACCTTCGGTGACCTCAACGTCCGGGGCGCCCACGCCGGCACCGAGCTGCGCATGGCCGTCCAGGCGCTCGCCGACCCCGTCACCACGGCTGCGGCGCAGCTGGCGAAGCTGGGGATGAACACCACCCAGATGGGGGCGGACATGGAGCACGGGGGCCTGCTGAAGGCCCTCGATGACTTGCAGTCGCACCTCACCAAGGCCGGTTACACCGCCAAAACCGAGGGTGACGCGATCACCCAGATCTTCGGCAAGAAAGCCGGGACCGGCCTCGCGCTGCTGATGGAGAACCTGGACCGGGTGCGGTCGAAGTACCCGAAGCTCGTCGAGGGCGCCGATGACTTCGGGAAGGCGTGGGACACCACGCAGAAGACCCTCAGCCAGCAGTGGGCTGAGATGCGGCAGGGCCTCGACGCGCTCGCCATCTCCTTCGGCACGGTCCTGCTGCCTGCCGTCACGAAGATCATCGGCTACTTCGCGAAGTTCTTCACCTACATCGAGGCTCACCCGCTGCTCGCGAAGTTCGCGGGGGCGCTCGCGGCGCTGGCGGTCACGCTGGGCCTCGTGTCCGGCGCCATGGCCGCGGTCGAGGCCGTGTCCGGTGCGTTCATCCCCGCGCTCATCATCGCCGCTGTCGTCGCCCTCGCCTACGGCCTGTACGAACTGTACGAGCACTCCAAGCTGGTCCGGGACATCGTCGCTGACCTCGGCAAGTTCTTCGCGTCCGCCTGGCAGGTGGCCGTGCGGGCAGCGGGCGCGGTCATCACCTGGTTCGTGAACGGCCCGCTGGCGTTCATCAAGCAGCAGATCGCGGCTTTCACCAAGTGGTGGCAGCAGAACCACGTCGAGATCGAGGAAGTCACCAAGGCGGCATGGAGCATCATCTCGGGGCTTATCCGGGCAGCGTGGGACCTGATCTACCCGTTCATCAAGGTCGGGCTGGACGTGCTCACGGCCACGTGGACCACCGCGTGGGACCTGGTCCGCGACGTGGTGCGCACCGTCTGGGACACGATGGCGGCGATCATCCGCACCGTCCTCGCCGAGATGCGGGACGCCATAGCGGTCATCCTTGACGTGATCACCGGGCACTGGTCGGCGGCGTGGCAGAACCTGAAGAAGCTCGCGTCTGACGCCATCCACGGCGTCCTGTCGATCGTCGGGGCGCTGCTCGGCGGGTTCGTCTCCACCATGGTCGATCTGGGCCGGAACCTGATCCTCGGGTTCATCCACGGCATCGAGGACATGGCAGGGGCTGTCGCCTCGGCGGCCGAGAATATCGCCAAGTCCGCGATCAGTGCTGTCAAGTCCGCGCTGGGTTCACTGTCCCCTTCGAAGAAGGCGCATTACGAGGGGCAGATGTTCGGGCAGGGCCTCGTGGAAGGCATGGACAGCTGGCAGGGCCACGTCGCGGCGTCCGCTGGACGGCTGGCTGGCGCGATGACCGCTGGCGCCCACGGGGCTGTGACCGGTGCCTCGGGCGCTGCGGGCGGCGGGGCAAGCAGCGTGGTCATCAACGTGTCTGTCCCGGGCGGCTTCATCGGCAACGAGCAGCAGCTCGCTACTGCCCTGCAGCCCGTGATGATCAAGGCAGCTCAGCAGTGGAGCAGGCGGAACGTGTCCAACGGCCTGGCGCTGACCAGCCGGTAACCCCCCCTCGTTCGCTCTGGCCCTCCGGTGACTGCCGGGGGCCTTTCTGGTGCCCGGCACTGAAGGAGACACATGGCAATCGGCCGCTCTTACAAGGTCGGCGTGTTCGACACCTCCACCTGGCTCCCGGCGGGTGCCGCGGTCGCCGGCGTGACCACCCCGGTGCCGCTCCTGTACGGGCTGACCGCTGCGACGTCCGACCTGAACATCACCAACATGCGGATTGGTGTCCTCGGGGCGGCCGCGTTCCCGGCGAACGCATCGGTGTTCTTCTCGATCAACCAGCTGTCTGGCACCAAGGCGGGC